AAGCATGGTTATCATGATAAACAAGACATGGATGTTAAGGCAGATATGAGTATAAACATAGGTAAAGAATTTGAAGGGATTTAATTTAGTAGGAATACTTACAGATAAGCAATTAGAAGCACTTGAGATACTAAAGAGTGATGCAACACGTATCATGCTCTATGGTGGTGCAAGGTCAGGCAAAACTTTCTTGCTTATTGCTCTTATAGTGTTAAGGGCTTTAAAGTTTCCAGGTAGTAGACACTTAATAGCAAGGTTAAGATTTGCACACGCTAAGACGGCATTATGGCTTGATACCCTACCGACTATTATAAGTCTTTTGGGGTTAAAAGATAAAGTAAAGTGGAATGAGACAGACCATTATATAATATTTCCTAATGAATCGGAGATATGGATTGACGGGCTTGACGATAAGGACAGAGTAGATAAGATTTTAGGTAGAGAATACAGCACTATCTATTTCAACGAGATGAGTCAAATAGGATACGGTACTATAACAACCGTATTGACTAGATTAGCTCAAAAGATTGAGGGGTTACGGAATAAGGCATACTTTGACTGTAACCCACCTTCTAAACATCATTGGAGTTATAAGCAGTTCATCGAGCGTAAAGATCCAGAGACAGGCGATGAGTTAACAAACGGTGATATGTACGTTGCTCTTAGAATGAACCCTGTAGACAACGTTGAACACTTACCAGACGATTATATAGAGATGCTTGAGCATTTACCAGAGGATAAAAAACGGAGGTTTCTACTTGGCGAGTATGGGGATTCTGAAGGTGCTATTTTTACTAACTGGGATATCATTGATTCTATTCCAGAGGAAGTACAGAACCATAGCAGACGAACAATCGGTTTGGACTTTGGGTTTAGTGTTGACCCTGCTGCTATTGTCGATGTTAGAATTAACGGTGATGATATATACGTAAATGAGTTACTATATCAAAGAGAATTAACAAACCAACAGATAGCAACTAAGATGAAAGCATTCAAGATAGAAAAGGAACTAACACAGGCAGATTCAGCCGAGCCTAAGAGCATACAGGAGCTACGAATGGCAGGTTGTAGAGTTACAGGCGTTCAAAAGGGAGCCGATTCTATACGTGCAGGAATTGATTGGTTATTAAGTAAGAAGATACACGTAACACGTAACAGTGTTAATTTAATAGTTGAATTACAAGAGTATGTATGGTCAACCGATAAGGACGGCAACTTCGAGCCTAAGCCTATTGATGATTATAACCATTTAATAGACGCTTTAAGATATGCAGTAGACCCATTCAGGAGGCAATCAGCCCCTGTTATAAGTGCAATAGTAAAGAGGTAATATGAAAAACCATTTAAAATATTATAAGCTATTTAGATTAGAATGTAATAATATTTTTAGTAGTATCATAAAAAGCATAGCAATTATGAATGGTAAAAGGGTTCATTTAAATAGGAAGTATATAATATGATACAAACAACAGATAGTATATTAGCAGTTATCGAGTCAGATTCAGAGACATTGACTTCTAACCTTATTGAATCACTTATTAGGGACGCTAGGAATGGAGACGGTGCTAGACGTGTCAAATTATGGGATAGATACAGGCTAAAGAATATACCTATTATGTCTAAGAAACTGGCTAATTATGAGAAGGAGTTTGATAGAATCGCTAACGACTTCTATGCTGATATAGTTGATACCAAAACAGGGTACATGGGTAATGAAGTCACTACAGGGCTGTTACGTGAGGAATACAAGACAAATAACGTATTGAATGATGCTGCATACGACAAGGACAGACGGTTTATGCGTGATTACCAAATGATTAGTAATAGTGAAGATCTTAACAGTGAGATGGTTAAATGGGCAAGTGCTACAGGGTTAGGTTATAGATTACTATACGTTCCAGAGGGTAAAAACGAAGTTAAAGCAATGAACCTTCCACCCTGGGAGGTAATATACGTATTTGATGAGAGCCTTGACGAGCCTACTTTAGCAATACGATTCTATACAGTCGAGTCTAAAGAGTTTGGCCAGTTTAGCAAGATTAAAGAGGTTACTAAGGTAGAGTGGTACGATAACAAAGACATTAAATACTATACAGATAATGGCGATATGAAATTTGAACTTGATATGAGCAAAGGAGACGCTATACAGCCTCATCTATTAGACGGTATTCCTATTATCCCGTTTCCTAATAATCAGGAGACAACAGCCGAGCCTGAGAAGATCATTAGCCTGATAGATGCATATGATACGGTTACATCAAGCACAGTGTCAGAGATTGAACAGTTAAGACTAGCTTATATGTTTATTAAGGGTACAGGCTTAATGGTAGATAATCAGTTTATGAGAAGCCTAGAGCAAACAGGTATTTTCCCATTAGATCAAGATGGTGAAGTTGGGTTTATCAATAAAGAATTAGCAGATGCACCTATACATAATATACTAGCTGAGTTAAGAAAAAACATTTACCAATTTGCAAAGTCAATTGATATGTCAAAAGACTTCAGTGGTGATATGCGAGTTATAGGTTGGCAAGTAACACTACTTAATTTAGAGAATAGTTCAAAGATAACCGAAAGGAAGTTTAAGAGAGCTTTACGATATCAGTACGAATTACTTACTACTTATTGGTCTAAATATTTAGGTGTCAGTATTAATCCTTATGATTTAGAGTTCACATTCACACGTAACTTTCCAAGAGATATAAGGGCAGAAGCTGAAACACTGCAATTCTTATTAGCTTCTACAAGTAAGAAAACAGCATATAGTCAGATGAGTTTTATTGACGATCCAGAGGCAGAGATAAAAGCCATGGACGAAGAGACAAGCCCATTCAGAGAGGTAGACGATGTCAAGAAGCCTATCACAGAATAGTGAAAAGATACTTGACAATGCAGATAAGATAGTAAGCTTTACAAGTACCGAGCTTATTAAATCGTATAAATCAGCATTGGATGATATACGACTAAAGATAGTACAGATATATGAGAGCTATGGTATATCGGGAGAATTAACAAAGGCAGAAATGACGCAGTTTATGAGACTGTCAAATATAGAGGCCAACATTGTAAACATTATGAACCCGTATCTAGAGAGCAATAAAGAGCTTTTAAAAGATATGTCTACCGTAGGGTTCGATAGTGGATATTTTACAAGTGGATGGGCTTTAGATCAAGCAACTGGTTTATCATTAGGTTGGGGCGTTATAGATGACGCTTCAGTTCGTGCAGCTAATGGAATAGGAGGTGATCTATCTGATTTAGAAGGTATTATCTCAGCAAAGGAAATTAAGCAGCACACAAAAGTGCTAGATGATGCATTCACTAATTATAGTAAGGATTCTAGGAAGTGGATTAGCCAAGAGATTAAGCAAGGTATTATCCAGGGTGAAAGCGTACCTCTTGTAACTAAAAGATTAAAGGATGCGTTAGGTAAAAGCTACAATTCATCAATGGTAATTGCACGAACCGAGATATTGAGAGCATCGGGTATAGGTTCACAGATTGCATATGAGGAAGCAATTGAAAACGGTGTTCTTCTTGACCAAGTATGGCAAACAACGCTAGACGATAGAACACGTGCGAGCCATGCAAGTGCAGACGGTGCTATCATGGATAACGAGACAGGGTTATTCGATCTACCATGGGGTCAGTACCCTGGGGCTAGACGATCAGGCATAGCGTCAGAGGATATAAATTGTAGATGCTTAGTAGTACCGAGCGTTGAAGGTTATACACCTGAAAACAGAAGAATCAGGGGTGAGGGGTTACAACCTTATCAATCGTTTGAAACATGGGCAACTGATAGAGGGTTCACAACTAATAGATTTGGAGAGAAGTACAATTTCTAATGTTCGTTAAAGCTTACATTAACAGGTATAATGTACATTATTGTAAACTATAGCATACGTGTAACGCCTCTTAACAATGCACAATTTTACACGTTTTTAAACGTCACTAATATTGTACAGTATTGGTGACAACATTTTATCAGTGTGTATAGTCAATGGTAGACGACCTGTCTTGGACACAGGAGGTTGTTGGTTCAAATCCAACCACACTGACTAATGCCGAGGTATCCCAACGGTAGAGGAAGTAGGCTTAGACCCTATAAAGTGAGAGTTCAAATCTCTCCTTCGGTATAATATAGCAGGTTAATGTAATGGTAACATATGAGGATTTGACCCTCATATCATAGGTTCGATTCCTGTACCTGCCGTCCCGATAAGGTGTAATCGGTGGCACATTTGACTGTGAATCAAAAGGATTGGATTCGAGTTCCAGTGTCGGGCTTTAACGTAGCGGGTTAGTGTAATGGTAACACACAAGGCTCATATCCTTGTTCTAATGGTTCGAGTCCATTATCCGCAATCACATAAAAAGGGAGTATATAAATGGCAGATAAAGATGTAACTCAGGTAAATACTGAGGAACAAGATCAGACTGTAACACGTGAACAGTTTGATGAGATGAACTCAAAGTTTGAAGCATCAGAAGCAAGTAACGCAGACATTTTAAAGATGGTTGAAAATCTTAAAAAGAGTAATTCAGGGGCAGACCAAAAAGTAACTGAACTACTAAAACAAATCGAAGAGCAGAAAGAGCAAGGCAAATCAGAAGAGGAAAAGTTTGCAGATCGGATTAAGGCAATCGAGACAGAATTGTCTACCGAGAAGGAAGCAAAACAGCAGGCAATATTAAAGGGTGTCGCAATCAGTTTATTGAGTGAGAAAGGGCTCAAGCCTCCAAAGTATCTTGATCGGTTAATCGGGAAAGATGCAGTAGAGACAGAGGCCAATATCAACTCATATATTGAGGAGCGATTAGAACTAGAGTTAAATGTTGCCGATGAGTTCGCAAAAAACAACGGTCGAAAGGTTGCCAGAAATAAAGGTGATGTAAAGACCATGGATGATTATTCAGACGCTGAAATAACAGCAATGAGTAGTGCTGAATTTGAAAAGGTTCAGGCACGTTCAAAAAAATAACTAGGAGTAAATTATGGCAGATGCATTAGTAGGTTTCAGACCAACAATATGGAGCAAGAATTTTATAGTAAATATGGATAAAGCTCTAGTTTATAAAAATGTAGTAAACACAGATTATGAGGGAGATATTGCAGGCGGAGCAAGAAGCGTTAAGATTAACGAACTTGGCGACGTAACAATTAACAGTTATTCAGAAGACACAAATATTAGTGTACAGAACTTGACAGATGCACAGAAAGAACTTGTCATTGATCAGAAAAAGTACTTTGCTTTTGCAATTGATGATGTTCTTAAGGCACAGTCAAATGTAACGATCATGGAAAAGGCTATGCAGAAAGCAGCCTATAATATGGCAGATGAGGTAGATCAGTATATAGCAGGTCTATGGACAGACGCAGGTGTAGCAACTAGTGGAATGGGTGATAGTTCTTCAGCACTCGATATTTATGCAACTAGCGCAGGAGTAGACAATCTTATATCTCTTTTGACAAACGCACATAGATATCTTGATGAAGCAAATGCACCAACAGCAGGACGTTGGGTAGTTGTACCACCTTGGTTACATCAGTATCTAAAACAGGCTCAGATTGTTGACAATACTACAGGTGCTATGAAGGGTGGCGATACGTCAGCTTTTGGAAATGGTTTTGTAGGTAATATGCTAGGCTTTAACGTATTCGCAAGTAACAATGTTACAAATACAAGCTCTAGTGCAATGTTTAGAGTTATGTTCGGTACACCTGATGCAATTAGTTTTGCAGGTCAGATCACACAGATTGAAACAGCAAGAGTTGAACTACAGTTCGGTGATATGGTAAAAGGTTTGTATGTATATGGTGCTAAGGTTGTAAGACCTGATCATTTATTGACTGCGTTCCTTGATCCTACTGGATTAACAACATAGAGTAATTAAATAAATAAATTAGGAGTTTATTATGGCAGGAGATTCAGCTTTAACAGTAAGAACAATAACTAAAAATGCTTTTGTAGATAAGACTACCGCAGTAGCTTACAAAAGAGTACTATTGAGTTCAACAGGTAGTGTCTATCTTGATGTGTCTACAATGGACGCATCAAAAGTAGTATTGCTTTTTGATAGACCAGCAGATGTAACTAACCCAAGTATTCAGATTACGGATGGTGGGGCGTTTAGTGGTGGAGCAATTGGAAATATAACCCAGCTAACAACCGCAGCAGGTGAATATGCAATCACAGTTGAAACATCAAGGTTTAAAGATACAGACGGTTAGATCAAAGTTACAAAATCAACTACAGACACAACTATTATATATGTCGAGGCATTACTATTACCGTAGTTTATAAGGGGGGCTTAGTCCCCCCTATTCAATAAATATTAGGAGCAGGTTTGGAAAAAAAAGAAGTTAAGAAAGCCAGAAAACCATTATGTATTGTAGGAACAGCTAGCACGAGCGGAGACGCACCATATGACATGAAAATAGATGATGAGTTTGTCTATGATGTATGGGCTATAAGTACAGCAGTCGCAAAGGATGATGTCAAAAGGGTAGATGTCTGTTTTGAGATGCACCCAAAGAGATATTGGGGTCAAGCAATGGTTACTGATAGACTAAACGAGCATAAAGGCCGTATGGTAATGCAAGAGCATTATGATGACATACCAAAGAGTGAAGCATACCCGAGAAAGGCTATTAAAGATAAATACCATTTAGACGTAATGGGTGAGAACTTATTTGTTACTACAACTATGGTGTGGATGGTGCTAATGGCACTTGAAGAGGGTTACACAGATATAAGTCTTTACGGTGTTCATATGGCACACGAAACTGAGTATGCTTATCAGAGATCTAGCATGTCCTGGGTATTTGGTATTATTCATGGTTGGATATTAGACGGCAAAGATTATAAACTTTTTCTTCCAGAAGAAAGTGAAATATTAAGAGCACAGTATGAATACGGATTCGATGAACCAACAAAAGCGATGGAATATTTAGAAGGTCGAGTTCAAGGAATGAAACAGGGAATTAAACAAGTAGATGTTCAAATTGATGGTTTAAATATAAGGAAATGGAAAACAGAAGGGGCTATGTCAGAAGCCGATCACATATTCAGAAAATTAGCAGGGTGGGATTAATGGAAGATTTGGTAAGTGGAAGCATAGAAAAACCGTTACCATTAGAAATTAGTTATTGTAAGATATTTAATTGTGGTGCTGAAGATAATGAGGAAGAAAAGAAAAAACATTGCCCCACTTGCGGAAATAGAAGAGCTTTGAGAATAGAGGTAGAAGAATGGCACTAATGACAACGGCAGAAGTTAAAGCGATTTTAGGTATAACAGCGACAACATACGATACTCAAATAGCTACGTTCATACCGTATGTCGAAAAGGATATTATTGAATATCTAAACAACAGCTTCCAGGATGGTTACGTGTACCGTCAATCTGGAAGCGAATTTGCATTTATACCAGACACATCAACAGGTGATTATATTACAGACGGTGACAGCGACTTTGTTAATAGAGGTTTCTTAGCTGGGATGGATATAATCATTGATGGTGGTTATAGTAATGAGGGTAATTATACTATTGCATCGGTCGCAGCAGGTCAAATAGTGCTGACAGCATTGGGTGAACTGATTGCACAAGACCAAGGTGATACTAAAGACGATAACTATATAGGTAACGTTAAAATTAGTCGTATAAAATGGCCTAAAGCATTACAGATACCCGCAGCAAAAATGGTTTGGAGTTTAATAGACGATCCTACACCGAGTGATGCTATAAGTGAGAAACTAGATGATTACTCAATTACATACGCAGGGTCAAACGCTTATCCGACTAAAATAATTACCATGCTTGATAAATGGCGAAGGCCGAGGTTTATGTAATGAGCATAAGTAACTTTTACGACCAAACAATTATACTGCTTGATAGAGATACGTCAACAGGTGGCTATTGGAGTACTTCAACAGGTGCTGATTATTCAACAGGTGCATCTATATTAGCAGCGGTTAACCAACTATCAGCAAACGAGATTGCCGACTATGGTAAGATAGGTTTTGACGCTCAGTATAAAGCGTATTGTGCAGTAAGTACGGAAGTGACAGCAGGTAGAAGATGTAGGTGGAACGGTGACACATTCGACATTATAACAGTACCTAAAAACACCTTACAAAAGAATCATCACTTGAAAATACTATTGAGGGATGTGAACAATGCTTGACGTTAGGGTAATTCGTCAATATAAAAAGAATTATCCATATGAACTAAAAGCAATCAATAAGCTGTTCTTATATAAGGCACAAGCTAGAGTATTGAGAGCAGCACAAGATAACGCACCTGTTTTAAGTGGTGATTTAAAAGGCTCATTAAAAGGCAAGGTTCAACTGTCAAGGGATAAGGCTATTGTCGGGACTAATTTAAGTTATGCACCATATGTAGAATACGGACATAAAATACATCGTGTGACGGGGCCACAAAGAGCACAGTCATTTAGTATTTTAAGTAATACTAAAAACAATAAAGATAGTGTATCAGCACAACCTTATTTAAGAACTGCACTTGATACAAATAGACAATGGTTAGTCGGTGAATGGCGTAGGTTATTTAGAAAAACATTTAGAGCATTGGGGAAATTATGAGTGATAGTGTAGAACAAGTTATATATGAATACTTAATTGCTGATACTGCATTTACTACTAAGTTTACAGGTATCTATTGGCAAGAAGCAGATGCAAGCGTATCCCCTTATATAGTGTTTTGGATGGTAGACGATAACGGTATTGAAACTTTATTAAATACATTCTCCCAGGGTGAGGCTAGAATACAATTCGACTTATGGGATACAGATAAAATCAGGGGTGCTAGATTGCGTTCCGATTTGAGAGATAAGATAAGAAAGCTTGATGAAGTCAGGGGTGGTTATAGATTAGTCACTAATGGTTTAACCGAGCAGACATTACAAAGACAGTCAACAACAGAACCGTTTCATTTTATAGTGGACGGTATCGTAAAATGGAACAAGGAGTAAATTATGGGAAATGGATCACCAACGCATGGACGTGAGGGAGTATTATATTTAAGTACTTCTACAGGGTCAACAGCATATGGAACAGAGATAGGTTATTCTAATGACTGGTCATGGACTCCATCGAAAGATCAAGTAGAGATTAGTAGACTAAATCAAAATAGTAAAGAGTTTCTTGAAGGGATGGTGTCAGGTTCACTTAGTGCAAGCGGTTCAATAATTGCAGGTAATACACAGTTTAGAGCAATGGTAAACAGGTTTGCAAGAGTGCTTAATGATACCGGAGACACAGCGTCAGCAGATACAGCATACACAGCAATTACAGACGGTACATTCTACTTTCATGGTATCGCAAAACCAATTGACACAGGCGGATCAAGTGACAATATCAGGGGTCAGAAGTTTGTAATACCAATTCTAGCAGGTGGAATGGGATTCACTGTCACAGGTGGAGATGTTACAGGTTGGACTTTTGACGGAACACAGAACGGTGATGTTACTTATGTTGAAAGCACAAGTACAGCATATGGAATACCAAAGAAAACATATTAGGAGATAATTTGATAATTGAAGTAAATAATAAAGGTATATATGTTCCCGACTTTGGCAATAATAAAACGTTGCCAGAGTCAGATCAGATTAAAGTTCATCACAGATATTTATTACCCGGGGAAAGGCAGAAATTCATATATACTGAACCCTTAATGGTAGATAAGCTCAAGGGTTCAGTTGATAGCAAGGTAAAAGCCGTCCAGGATATGACAGGTATTGCTAAAACTATCATAACTAAAATAGAAGGGCTTAGTGTTAAGGCAGGTAGTAAGAATGTTAAAATTGACAGTGTTGACAAGCTATATAACACAAGTGGCGTGCCGTATGCCTTAGTTTCTGATATTGAAATAGGTATGTTTCTTGCAAGCCCTGAGGTGGATGTAGATTTTTTAGAGAAGCCTTCTCCCTAGACTTAGAAGGGTGGAGGGATTACGAAACTACAACATGGACAAATCAACAGCCTGATATAATACTATTTAACGAGATACAGATTGAAAGGAAAGATATATTAGGACATTTTAACGATTATTACTATTCAGCATTAGGTATATATAGAGACTATCAAAAGTATGGCTTTCCATGGGGTGGCGTGGGCTATATGGAAATTCCCGAATACTTAAAGACGATATATGACTTGTTTGATATGACCTTAGAGCAATTTAAGAAATATCAAAACGACAAGGCAAGGAGAAAAAATGGCAGTAGCTGAGGAACTTCAAATAATTATTGATGCAAAGGTTAATTCAGCTATTGCTGATCTCAAAAAAGTAAAAGGGCAGACAGACGGACTCACTAAATCATCTAAGTCAATGGGTGAAATGCTTAAAAAAGTTGCGGGTCCAGCTATAATGGGAGCAGTTATTTTAGGTGCTGTCAAAATGGGTTTGCAATTCCAAAAGGCTGCTAGTAATGCAGAGGAAACACGCTCAAAGTTTGCAACTATCTTTAGGGATATGTCAGGTGAAGCTGAGCAAATGGCAGATGATTTTGCCGATAGTTTTGGGCTTGCAGGTAGCACATCAAGGGATCTTTTAGGTAACACAGCCGATCTTTTAACAGGGTTGGGATTTACTCAAGAAGGTGCAGCTGATCTATCATTACAAGTTAATACTCTTGCAGGTGATTTGGCATCTTTTAGCAATTTTGCAGGTGGCACAGCAGGTGCAAGCGAAGCATTGACAAAAGCCTTATTAGGTGAGGCAGAAAGTGCTAAAGCTCTCGGTATTGTAATCAATCAAAACACAAAAGAATATAAAGACGCAATAAAGTTCTATACAGAAGTAGAGGGAAAAACTCTATTACAAGCTAAAGCCTTTACAGCTTTACAATTTGCAACTGAACAATCGGGTAATGCAATTGGGGACGTATCAAGAACATGGGATAGTGCGGCTAATGTATCTAAGAGACTAAAAGAACAAACTAAAGGACTCGAAGAGGCTATAGGGGATAATTTATCACCTACAGTTACAGCTATAAAAAGTACATTAGGAGAATGGGCAGAAGCTATAACAACTGTATTGATAGAGACTAAAAACCTAAAAGATGCAGAGTTAGCATCATTCAATAATAGTCAAACAAACGCTCAATCTATTTTATTATTAGAAACTCAAATAGCAGAAGAAAAAATGCGACTTTCAGGTGAGGCAGCTAAAGAACTTGAAAAGAGGCAAAGACAAGAAAAAGAATTTGCGGCTGAACGTGCTACTCTAAAAATGGAACAAAGTGCTACTGACGTTTCTATATTTGAAGTCGAAAAAGAAGCTACTGCCTTAAATATAAGTCAATTAGAAAGACAATTAACTTATCAATTAGAATTACAAGCCGCTGAAAAAGCTAGGTTAAAAGTCATAAGTGATATAGCTAAAGCAGAGGCAGAGGCAGGATTAGCAGCAGAAAAAGCAGCATTATTAAAACAGGAAGAATTAGATTTTTTAGCTAGTTATTATAAAAAGACTCACGAGGGTCAAGTTGAAGCATTAGAAGCTTCTATAAAAGAATTTGAAACGTATAAACAAGTAGGCGATGTCCTTATTGTATTGCGTGATTTAAGACAAGAACTTAATGAGTTAACAGCAGAAGAAATCCCACTTAATGAAAAACTTAGAGATTTATTTATAGAAACTGACAACGAAAGAACAGCAGGGTTAATAGGTGCTAATGATTTACTAAAAGATCAAACCGATCTTATAGAAGAGTTAAAAATAAGTTATGAAGATCTTGCAAATGCAGGTTTATCACCTTTAATTCAGGCGTTTAGTAATGTTGGTGATGCAGGGGCTAATACTTGGGATGTAATGAAGCAAGCAGGGAAGGACGCTATATCAGGTATATTAGAAGCGTTTGCTCAATTATGGACAGCACGTGCAGTTGCTGATTTAGTAGCTCTAAATTTTGTCGGGGCTGCTGGTTGGACTGTAGCAGCGGCCGGAGCAGTTGCAGCGTCAAGCGCAGTACAAAACCTAGCAACGGGTGGAAGTTTCGTAGCAAATCAAGCAACGCCAATTATGGTTGGTGAAGGTGGAGGCTCTGAACGTGTAACAGTCGAACCAATTGGTGGTGGAAGTAGTGGAGGAGGAAGCATGATACTAAATATAGATGGTACTCAGTTTACAGGGTGGATTCAAGATAAACTAGATAACGGTAATATTAGAATTCCTCGTAGGGCGGTAGTCTAATGGTATTAATGGCAAACGAAACATGTAAAAGTGCAACCTTGACGGCTAATTCTTCAACGGTTAATTATCCTGCTAGTAATGTACTTGACTCAAGATTATCAAGGATATTTAGGACAGTAGCACTTACTACAACAGCTACTATAGTATTCGATGCACTTGCAGCCGTTACAGTTGATTCAGTCGTAATTGCGAACCATAATATTACAACAGGTGGAACGTATAAGGTACAAGGCAACGCTACTGATTCATGGGGTGCACCCAGTGTAGATGAAACTATCACTTTTGCAAGTGGTAATATGACAAAACAGTTTACAGGTGGTTCATATCGTTATTGGAGAATAAGTATAATTAACGCAACTAATCCAGACACCTATATTGAGATCGGTCGTGTATGGCTTGGTGATGCTTTTACAATGCCTGATATATCCCCTACTCTCGGGCATAGTCGAAACAGTAAATCTATTAAAAGTATATCAGTAAGTGGTCAGAGCTATCAGGACACAAGATACTTTGACTCACAGATATCTGTTAAGTTTCCTAAAGTATCAACAGCAGAAAAGGCGAACTTGATAACGCAATTTGAAACGATAGATACAGGTGTACCGTTTTTTGTAACATTCGATGAGTCTAATATATCACTAGGTACTATATACGTAACACTTGACCAAGATAGTTTTAATTTTAACCTTCTCAATAATCCTAAATATTGGGAAACGGCTTTAAGTTTACAGGAGGAAGTGTAAATGGCAATTACGGCATTAAATGATTACGCAATAGGTGATGTTAATTTTAATACGATGATGACTAGTTTGGACAAGACTTTTAAGGGCAAGGCAGATATAACTATTTCAGCATATGATACAACGGCTGCACCTGACGTTAAAGTAGGTTCAGTATTCGAGAATAACGGTAGCTTGTTTATAGTAGATACAGCAGATATAACCCCAACAGGTTATGCAGGCATTACAACTAGTACAACATTCTATTTATACTATGATGAATCAGCTACAGCGTTTATTTATTCTAATACAGCCCCTACATGGAGTGATGCATTACAGGGTTGGTATAACGGAAATGATAGAGCGTTTTTTAGTATGTATAAAGATAGTGGTGATACTTTGTACGAATTAAAAGAAAAACTCAGAACGCCTGATGTTATACAAGATTTAACAATAGGGAACGATTTAACAATGGGTGGACAAGTAGTATTTAAAAAATATTTAAAAGATTCTGGGGCTATGAACCTTTACACAGTGTTTTCTTCGTGGGTATCATCATCATACCCTACAAGGTCTATCAGAGGTTCTATAAATGGAACTATAACAGGTGTTCTATTAGGTGTTACATATGCCTCAGGCACTACTTTAAAACTTGCGTATATGAATGCTTCCGATGGTGCATATACAGTTCAATCGCTTACATCAGTTAGTAACGTCACTGTCAATATTGAAGTTATGTCTAACTTTGAGGCAATATAAAATGAAAATGGTTGCAATTATTTTATTATTAAATATTATATCATGCACTCAATACACAGCAGTAACACCACCAGAACCAGAATATACATTGACTCTGGATAATTCATTTACTGGTATTTCCTTATATGAAATAGACAGGCAAGTATTTATTAAAAATGATAGCTCTAATTTAGCAATAGAAATTGACTACAATATCAATGATAGTAATATAATCGTTTATGATGCTATTGTACCAAATGAAGAAATATTTATTTATAATTGGTATAAAGGTTTTATAGATATAACTATAAATAATGTGAGGTTTTACTGAATGAGTTTTAATGATTATCTAATAAAACCAGCATCTAAAAAAATAACTCTTGTAGAAATAGATAGTCCATTATTACAAACATGGATTAACTATCAGCCTGGGATATGGTTTACTACAATAACTCCAGGTAATCAATTAGTCGAAGATGATAACGGTAATTTTGGATACTGGGGTGATAAAAATGCATCATATCTTAATGTCAATTCATTAAATGTAGGTGGTACTTTGTATGGTGAAGTTTCAAGTATTGCCTTGTGTATATCAACAGAGAGTTCATGGTATTACGATACAGATAACACATATTTCTATGTTCATTTTGAAGATTGGAACCCTCCTGAATATTATGCAACAGTAGCACCCGGGGCGGTAATCGGTTTTACTAATCAGATTGACACAACAACAAACAACTATTTTGAAGATATCTATTATGAACCGTTAATAACAAGTATACCAAACCTATCCAAGAAGAAAGACGCTTTATTCTTTGGCCTATTGCAGTACCAAGGCGGTACAATAGCTTTTAATAATGCAG